CCTTCCACTAATTGTACCAGTGTTTTGATTAATTTGTAAGTCGTCACCTATTCTAAAGTTACCAGACTGATCAGTGCTGGTATAAACCACGTTTCCGCCGTTTAATTTTTTAACCTCATTTGCTTGAATGGTAACACCACCACGCTTTGGAGTTGCCTCCGTAATTGTGTTACCAGATCCAATATATTCAAAAGTATGTGAACTAGCAATAATTTTGCTTTGTTGGAAGAAATGAACCGATGTTCCTACACCAACTGAATTAATTAAGTTTTCTTCAAGTGTTAATGTAGTAATTCCAGATACTATTGGTGTCGAACTATTTATTGTATAGTAAATGGGTGCCATCACGGCAGTTGCAGTTGCACCATTACTTCCTACATCAGGATCACTAATCGTAACAGTTGGTGTTGTTTGATATTGTGATCCACTACTGATTATGGTAATAGATGCAACACTTTCTCCTTCTAGAGTGGCAAATGCAGTAGCAGTTTCGCCACTTACTCCAGTAGGATCAGCGATTGTAACCGTAGGAGTAGATGTATATCCTGTTCCTCCAGAACCCACCGTGATAGATTCAACAGACTCAAATAATTCTCCAAAGAATACAATCTGTCCGTCATAAGGACGTGTGGTTGTCGTACCGACGTTAATAGTTACGTTGTCCTGAGCAGCATCAGCAGCAGAGGTGCAAGTGCCGATGAACTGTAAATCGCCTTTGCCATCAGCAACTAAACCAAGCGTACCAAAACTACAGTTACTATTAGCAACGTCTGCCTGTCCACCAGCGTGACAAGTTATCGCTCTATCACAACAGATAGTAAAGACTGACACCAACTGAGCATAACCTTCATTGGTTACTGCCACGCCAACACCACCCTGGTTATATTGAGTGAATGCGTCAACGTTCATTGACTTAGTTTTAACTGCTAAGTTACCATCAACTCTAATACCAGTACCTGTGGTTGTGTCGCTGGTGCAGTTTTGAACGTAAGGACCTTTCCACTTACCACCACCTACGTTTGTAGCACCACCACTTGGGAATGCCACGGCAGCTGCTGGTGATAAGTGTCCAGAGAACGTCATGTTTTGCAACTTACATCCCTTATTAACATGGAATATATCAGAAGTTGCATTATTTGGTAGAATCTTACAAGTTCTTAAATCATCACCTACAACAGCACTAAAGGCAGGTAGTTCGATAGGATTGTCTTCAACATAGTTTCCAGACATTACTTTAATAACTGAACCTGATGATGCCACAGAAACAGCACTCTTAATTGTAAGTTTAGCATTGTCAATAGATGTTCCGTTATTATCGTCGTTTCCATCTTTGGCAACGTAGAAAACATTGGGAGCAGAGTTAATACCAGATGCACCAGTTTCAATGGTAACATTGTCACCAATAACGACACTGGAGTTTGTAATGGTAACAATACCAGTTGTAATAGTATTGTTTTCACCATCAATAGTAACAGATGCACTACCAACAGTAAGAATACCAGTAATTCTGGTATCACCATCAACTATTAAGGCGGTATTACTTCTAGCAATTGTACCAATACCAACATTTTTAGTAGTATGAATACCAGCAGAAGTTACAGCCCAAGTGCCCCCAGTGCCAACTGATCCGCCACCTCCACCACTATTAGCAACTGTTTCCCACTTATTTTCCGATGCGTTATATTGAAGAATAAATCCATCGGCAAGTCCCGAAATATCAACATCTGAAAGATCTTTAATAAATCCAGCACCACCACCACCGATAGTAGACAGTTGTTGTTGAATGCGGTTTACAAAAAGTCTATAGTGTTTTGAAAGATCATCGAGTGTTGCAAACTTTTGATCTGTTGGTGTTAACGGATCTTTTCCACCACCAACATCTTGACTTACATTTGATGGCTCATCAAGTATTTGCTCATTTAGTTCAACTTGAGTTTTTTTAATATCCTCTACAATTCTATAGAGAGATTTAATATCACCTTCTACTGGAGAAAATCTTTTATTAAACTTACTGACTAATTTTTGAAGATCATCAATTTCTTCATCATAATATTTTACTTCAGGAAGATTTGAAATCTCTTCTTTGAGTTCAGTAAAATATCCAAGAAGAAGTTCATCAGTCTTTATACTCTTGTCAGTTGCTTCTTCAAATTCTTTCTTAATATTATTCTTGAGTTTATTATATTCGCCAAGAATTTGTTTTTTTAACTTTCTATCATCATCTTTAAATGTTTTTTGATATTCAAAGATTTTGACAGAGGACTTTTTGAGTTCATCCCATATTTTTTCTTTTTCAGACTCAAACTCTTCTTTAATTGCTTGAGTTTCAACTTTACTCTCAAAGAACTTTACATCTATAGAATCAGAATATTCATCAAAGTTAAAATTTAACTTCTCCTTTAACGTGCCAATTACGTCAGATACTTTTTCAAAATTCTCTTCAATACCTGAAAATGTATTTTCAACCCAAGGAAGTGGAGCGAGTTCCTCTCTTACCTTAGTGATATCTTCTTTAATAGAATCAAGATCTGTATCATAATATTTTGGTTCTGGAAGATTTGCAACTTCTTGAATGACAGAATCTATTCTGTCTTCAATATTTTGAACTTGTTCATCATAATACTTGACTTCTGGTAAAGAAGAAATATTTTCTTTTACAGAGTCAATAGCATCACAAATTGCTTCGATTTCAACATCATATACCTTTGGTTCTGGAACCTCAGGAATTTCTGATTTTACTTGATCTACTGCTTCACAAAGTTTTTCTAAAACTTCGTTAAAATGTTTAATTTGAGGAATGTCAAGTATTTCTGCCTTGACTTCTTCAATGAGTTCTTTTACTTCATCAAGAGTTAGGTCTTCTTCTACTACAACTTCTTCAACTAACTCTTCTTCTTCCTCTTGTTCTACAAATTCTTCAACTGAAGGAAGTTCTACTTCAACTTCTTCTTCAATAGAGGGTAATACACTTTCTTCGCTTTCTTCAATAGAGGGTAGATCACTATCTACAGTTTCCTCAACTGAAGGCAAGTCTTCTTCAACAATATAATCGTCTAGAGACGGCAAGTTTTTATCTTCAGCCTGCGCCATTAAAATATAAGTAGGATACCTTGGGTTTTCTCACCCTATGGTTTATTTATCCTCGCTTTTATTTTGCTTCAAGAGTTTGGCAAGGTCTGCTGTTGAACCAACAAATAATGCGTTGGTGACGTTTGTAGGAGAAGATTTCTTTGTATCTTCTTCGACATCTTTAAGTTTTTTCTGTAAGTCAAGAAGTTTATCTGTAGCGTCAGCAACACTTTTAATAAGTTGTCCTGCAACTTCATATGCTCTTGCCTGTTCTGTTTCTTGAGCAAGTTCAAGGATGCCGTTTACTGCTTCTTGACCTTTTTCAATCAAAGAATATAAGTTACCTCGTGTATATTCGTAGTCTTTTCTTGTATCAGTTTTTATTGCTTCTACTTCTTTTGGAATTGGTTTGATAGGTTCACTAGAAACTATCTCGCTCGTTACGTCGAACGTCTCGTTTAAATCTTTAAACCTTTTATCCATGGGTGTCATGATAATGTACCGTCGAAACCGAAATCGTCACCAATTTCAATGAGTGCATCATCAGCATCAGTAATAGCATTAACTGCTGCACCTCCAACATGAGATGCGACAAGTGTATTGTCTTGTGCTCTCTTTGTGAATAGTGTATTGCCTTCTTTTCTATCGACGTAAATAGACTCATTGTCAATGACAATATAAGTATTTTCATCAATGCTAGAAGCATCATTAACTTGTAAAATGTTGGTTGTTGTGCCAACATCTTCTGCAAGGTTAGTTACAACATTATTGTCATAACTTCTTGTTGCTCTAGGAACAACAGTGTATGTGAGGTCTCTTGTAGGAGTGGTAGTTTCGTCTTGAACATAACCAACACGAACTCTCTTGATAAGATCTCTAGATGCAGTAGTGGTGTCTCCGACAGGTCCAAACAGATAAGTTTTTGCTGTGAACCTTATGGTGTAAAGAAGTGACCTTCTTTCTTTATAGTCACCTTCATAGTTGTCATTCATTGTGATGTTTTCAATCACCACAGGAATGTCTCTCTTTTCACCGATGGTATCTACAAGATTGACAGATAATGTATAAGCAGGTTGGAAGTATGGTAAGATTTGCTCCACAATTTGAAGCATGTCATCATTTAGTTTTGTGTAAACTGATAGTTCAAATGCCATGTTATATGGAACAGGCATGTATGTTTTTCTTATAGCTGTTGTAACACCAACAGCATGACTCTTGAAAGTTTGAGTTGTCGTAACTTTTCTGGATGCATCATATTGCAAACCAACAAACTCAAACGACATTCTGGGTAATGTTATTTGAACTGGTTTGTTCAGGTTAGGAGACTGTTCAAGTCTTGCCAGAAACTTCTGAGTCGGACCATACGCCAAAGGCACCTTAATAATTTCAACCGTATCATCGGAAGAATCAAGATGTTTTATTTCTATATTGTTAAAGAGACTTCCAAACGATATGATCGTTCTTCTTAAAATCTCATGGTAAAAATATTCAAACATTCCTATTAAGGTGTGCAATCCTTAACTTTATTTAGGTTAAGGGTTTCCAAAGGGATTAGACTCTGAGAAATCAAGTATACCGTCCGTGCTTGCAAGTTGTATTTCTTCATTGTCAGGGTACTTATTCACTGTGTTGTCATCCTCTGCAATTCTTATTTGATACGATGCTCCACTCTCTAAACCTTCAATAGTATCTCCAGGTTTAAACTCACCTGTGACGTTAGATACGTTAAGTTCATTAGTAACAGAGTTCCAAGTTTTAACAACAGCAGTAATAGATGTATTATTTGCAACTTGCACTGTTTCCGTTGGGATAAACTCTCCGCTTCCACCAAGGTCGGGAGCACTCAAGGTAATGGTAGGAGCGACAGTATATCCAGCACCAGCGTGTGTCAGATACACCGCAGAGACCGTACCAGCGGCGGAAACGACTGCAATACCCTGAGCGGTTGTACCTAGTCCAGCGAGTCCTCCAGGGGCACTGAACGTCACTGTAGGAGCAGATACATATCCGCCACCACCATCACTTATAGTGACCACACCAACAGTATTATCAGATATTCTTGTAGTTGCAGCAGCACCAACACCTGGGTTAGTGTTCACGCCAACGAATACAATGCCAGGATTGACAGTGTATTCAGAACCTGGGTTTACTATAAAGACACCTTGTACTTTTGAACCTATTAGTGTTCCATCACAATTAACAATATCGTCACGTAAGGTTGAAATTCCTGTGGCGCGGAGACCACCGGTCGGTGCAGATGAAATCGCAACAGCGGGTGGATGGTTGTATTTTTCACCTCTATTGGTAACAATAATTTGGTTGACTGCTCCGCTAACAACTCTTCCACTGACTGCTGTCGCGGTTGTTCCAGATCCGATAAGAGTGAAAGTTCTGATATTTCCTTCCACATTGAAGGTATCATCAATTTCCTCAATACCAGTATCCAGAATTTCATCTTGTGCTCTGAAGAGTTCGCAGGACAGTTCGTAGACGTAATTTTTTTGTAGTTGATAGAACGGTTTTTCGTGCTCTACAAACTTGATTTCAAAAAGTCTGTCTCCAAGAGGAAAATATATTAAGTCTCCCTCTTTTGGACGAGTTGCCAGCTCAATGTTTGGTACATTCCTTGTTAATGGTGTAATGTATGTTTCAAAACGCTCTTTAGATATAATGAGTTTAAGTTCATTAGTTGCTTGAACTCCAAACTTTGATAAAAGAACGCTATTTTCACCATATCCCTCAAAGTTGTCAACATATGCTTCAATAGGATATGAATTGTTGAACTCAGACTGAATAACTTCTCTTATTACTTTGTTTTTTGTGATATATTGTCTAGGAAGATAATAAACCTCAACACCATACATCCTCAACTGTTCGTTGATTAAGTCTTGAACTAGACTTTGTTCTCCAGGAGAACCTTGTTGAAAGAAAGGGTTAAGTACCATTATCCGATCATGTCAAGGGGAGGAAGTTCATATGTATTGGACATTTTTTCCATGATCTTATCAAGATCATTCTGCCCATCTTCATATATTTGTCTACCATTAAGTTCTACACCCCCAGGCAGTTTCACACCTTGGAACTTCATCAAGTTTTGACCCCACTGACGCTTTATTAATGCTGTCAAATATAGTTTCAAGAAGGAGTCATTGAAAACTCTTGAGTAATCATTAGGATCTATTGTTCTGTAACACTCAATAATGAGAAAGTCTCCAGGATTTACGCTTGCCCAGTCGATATCTAGGTATAACCTATCTTGTCTTTGGTTGAACCTTATTTGTTTGTGAGTATTCAACAAAAAGTCTAAGTCTTCAAGATATGTTTTTGTCATTGCATATGACAACAACTCAATGTTGCCAAAGAAATATACATCATTCAAGAATAACTGATATTTGACACCAAACATATTGTTGGTGATATTGGTTCCACCATCAAATTGGAATATTCTCTCTATCCCAATAACTGCTGGGGGAACTTGTATAAAGTTACTATTTTCTTTGTACGAAAATGTTGTAGTGGCACCATCAATAGTGGTAGATGCTGTGGTAGTTACAATACCTGCTTGAGTAACAGCACTATTTGGACTTCTACCTCTGTTTATGTCTTCTTGCGTTACTTGATATTTTAAAAATACTTTACCTACACCATCAAAGTGTCTTTCATGAAAATATTGAATAGCATCATCTACTAAGTCCTCAACTTGCTCATCAGCAACATTAACTTCAAGGACAGGAGCGCCTAACTTTCTTTTGCAGTAATCTACTAACTCCGCTCTAGTGGATGGTTGCATCTATCTACACTTTCTAAGTATTTATGGTGCTGTGGCAATACCAGCAGTCACTAGAACATTACCGTTTATAATGTTATATATCGTATTTCCAGAACTAACTAGAACATCATAAACATATCTGCCAGGTTTTAGGTTTCTAGTCTCAGTAGAACCCATTGATAGAGTCATGACTCCACCAGCAGCACTGGTGAAACCAACTGTAAATGTCTCTGTAACACCTAAAGTAGCACCTACTGCAACACTTTTAGACATTGCTGCAGTTCCAGTCCAAGTAACACCTAAACCTGCTGTAGATCCCGCACCAGTGTTGAAACGAAACGCACTTTGATCAGGGTTAATAATAGTAAAGGTGTCGCTAAATGATGCTCCACCGTAAATGTTTAAATTTACAGCGTAAGGAACAGCAGATGCTACGTCGTATGTTACGTTCTGGTTAGCCATTAGGGTAAAGGTATTACAGATAAAGTCTCTTGTTGCTTATAATAAAGTTTTACAAAGGACTTTGCGATATTTCTCAAAGTGTCTCTATCATCACAACTATCTATCTCAGATGCCAACTTTGTATATTCAAAACTTTTTGACAAATTGCTGAGTTCTATACTATCTGGATCCATTTAGTGCCTCCTTGAGTAAAGTTTTTAACTCATACAGTTCGTTTTGAATATTAGCAAGATCTTGCTCAACGTTCTGTATCCTAGTACTCTCTTCATCTTTGATACTTTTGTTCATTAAATAAGATGAATATCCTGAGGAATCAGTATTAATGATAGCACCAGTTTCACTATCCCTCAGGAAGTTATTATGTCCCTCTACTTTTTGTTTCATTATGCAAGTGCTATCACTCTTAGGTTTCTGATCTGAGGCACGTATGCCTGGTTCGTTGAAGTCATAAGCAGTTTGATGCGATAAGACTTGAAGGAAGGTAATTCATCAATAGTGAATGTATGCTCCTTAAAGTCAGGTTCCTCGTGTTCCAGAGAGGTGGAAGCAGGAACACTAACATCAGGAAGACCGTCGCTGTTTGCAACATCGATGATTTGTCCTCTTTCATTCAAGTTATTAAAACCAGGGAATGCTTCGTAAATGGGGTTGAAGTTTTGATGGTCAGAGATAGCAAAGAATCCTCTGATGTCAGCATCTCTGTTCTTATAAACATCAACAATAATCTTGATAGAAGTAGCAGGGTTCTCAAGTGCGATCTCTTTAGAAATATACTGGAACGCTGTTGGGTCTTCATCAATGGTCTTGACTCTATTATCTGTGGCGTAGTCAGAGACAACGCTGTCAACTCTATTAGAAGTCAAGATAGTTCCCATTCTCTGAGTGTCAACAACAGGTGATACTCTAGAGTCAGTTGTGCCCATGTTAAGTCTCATGGTCATGGACTTATTACCAGGGAGTGTGGTAAGTTTAGCATCTTCATTAACTTTAGATGCGATAAGTCTGGGAGTAGAGAAGTAGTTGGACTGAGTAATAGAGATAGACTCAAACCCTTGGTCGATGTAAGGAATCTCACTGCCACTGATGCTAGAGGCACTTACAGTTCTTACTTCGGCATCAATGTTTGTACCCCTTACAGTCATATGCTGTATTTGAGGTGTCAAGATTTCAAACGGAATGTTTTGAGTTGCTTTGGCGTTGAAACCACCAACAGACTTAGTGGCACCAGCATAAAGGATGGGGAAACTTTCACCTGTGGAGCGTCCAACACCACTTGAACCCATATCAAGTTTTATCTTGTAGGTGTCAAATGTTCTTGGAGACGCTGCGGTTACATTGTTAAGGTTGTGAGTCTTATTGATTCTTCTTAGAGAAACACTTCCAAGTTCATACTTGAAGACTTGCGTTCCTGCCAGATAATTCTTAGCAGTAGTGCCATCAATACCCCTTTCTGTGATATTGATTGATGTTCCAGAGGCAGACTCGTAAGATACAATCTCATCACCAATCTTCATATAACCGAGGTTTGTTGTGCCAACACCAACATTCTCAAATGTGTCAAAACCAGTTGTAGCATTAACAGTGACTGTAGATGTGTTAGAAGCGTTCAATGCTTCAGAAAGTCTGATGGGGAGAATGTCTGACTGTGCATCGGAAATAGTGACTCTGTTGTCACCGAAGTACATTCCGTGGTTCTTATGGTTGACAGTGAAGTGAATACCATCACTTACTATGCTGTTAACCCCGTCGATAAGTACACCACCACCTTGAGCAGCGTTAAGGTCGGTAGTAAGTCCAGAGTTATTTCTGAACTGAACCGTGTTTCCTGCGCCCGTAATAAAATCTCCCTGTACGTTATCAAGGAGTATTTCATTTGTGTTCGCAATAGACACAAGAGAGAGTCTGAGGTTTCTTCCAAGGTTGTTGTTTCCTATGGTTGATACGCCTAATACGTCACCGACGACATAACCTTGTCCTCCACTTGCTGCCACATATTCAGAAATAGTAGCACCTACGGCAACTCCATTATCAATAGTAATATCTGCTTTTGCATTTCTACCACTGCTGGTGATGTTAATAAGTTCAACACTTGTATACTCAAGATATCCAGAGGAAGGTGTAAAACCAATACCAGCGTTAATAATGTTAAGTGTTCCGGTGGCAATACCTGCTTTTGCGATGAAGTCACCAGAGGCATTACTGCCGTGCTGAATGATTGTATTACCAAATGTGAGGTCAGTATCCTGAAGTGTAGAACCAATACCAATACGAACCGATCTGGATGAAAGGTTGATAGGGTTAGGAAGAAGTTTAGCAACTTGTCCATTACCCTGACTGAGTTGAGGGTTGTAGACCTCAAGTGTTCCACTTTCAACAAAGTCTGCTCTGTAAAGAGTAAACTTCAGGTCTTCCCACTGACTGGGTTCCCAAACAGAGCCATTCTGTGACTTATAAAGAGAACCAAGATAAGGTTGATTGGAAACGAATGTCTGACTGATGAGGTCATTTTCACCTACTCTGGAGATGAATGCTCTGTATCTTGCGGATGCAGAACGAACAACCATGGCGTATTCAATACCAGGTTCCAGATATACAGGTGCCTTGAGTGTGAATGTTGTTGCTACAGAACCATCATCGGATGTATTAACATTCGCAGGTCTCAGAATGGACTGAGAAAGAGGAATGATATTCTTAGTAGGAATACCATTTTCAACAGTTCTTAATTCAAAGATGACTGGAATATCAAGGTTGTCTTTCTGTTCAAAGAAAAGATCAACTTTAGTGATGAATACACCAGTATTATCCTCAACTACAAATGTCTGAGCAAGAGGATCAGGTGGGTTGATGTTTTCAGTTCTAGTGTTAGTAGAAGAATTAACAACCTCAGTGGAGAGTACCTGAGTTCCAACAGTTTCATTTCTCTGTCTAATGTCTCTAGTATCAGCAACCTCTTGAGACTGAACATTTGCATTTCTAACAGAAACAATGTTCTCTTGAACAGTTTCTACAACGCCACTGATAAGGAATGTGTTCGTTGCTCTAGTGGATGCTTCTCTGATGTCATTGTTGACATCATCAATGAAGGTAAGAACCTTCGTTCCAACTTCAAACCTAGGAGAGTTAGAAAGGTTGGGATCAGGGATAAAGAAACTACCGATAAGGTCAGCAGAGTTGTCAGAAATAAGTCTTACTTGAGAAATAGTGGCTTGAGCACCACTTGTCTCACCAACCAAAATCATTTCAGGAGCAACATATCCAATGTAAGCACCCTGAGGTTGATCACACAGAGAGAACGTATCAATATTCAGTACGGTAGAAGTAGAGGAATATGCGCTAGGAAGCGTCTGTGAGGGGTTGTAGGGGTTACTGGCGTAAGTTTCTGTAGCACTATCGAATGCACCACCTTTATGGTTTGCCTGAGCAACTCTGAAGGTGATGGACGCTTCATTGGCAGATGTAGGAGTATTGCCAACGGGACGCATCGTACCCGTTACATTTTCACCGACTTGGAAAGTTCCAGAGACCATGCTGATCTCAAGAAGTTTAGGAATACAGTAGTCAGTGACTGTAACACCGTCAAAGAAAGCATAAACCTGTGTTTGAGGTTTCAGAGAACTCATGTTGAACTCAATATTTCTCGATCTTGCAAACGAGATGAGGTCTCTGCTGACAACTCTGTCTCCAAGAGACTCATTATCGAACTGCTCTGTTATAACTGTTCTTGTACCAGTTCTGGTTGCTACACCAGTATCAAATACTTGTCTTGTATTGTCTCTCAGAGTTGTAGTAGTGGTTTCAAAGAATCTTGTATTACCTCTCTCGAAGTTTCTTCTTTGAATAGCAGTTCTAGTTTCAGATGCAATAACTTCTTCCTGACCAGTCCAGTTATTGATCCAGGAGTTCCAGATGGCAGGAGCAAAACCAGTTTGAGGATCAACATTGAGAGTTCTAGTTGCTCTCTCAAGTGTCTCAGTGAAGTTGCCCTCTGCTTGAACAATATTTGCCTCAAGTCTTACCTGGTCAGTCCAGGAGTCAGAAGCAGGGAGAAGTTCCAGAGCACCAACCCAGAAACCAATAATGAAGGGTGTTACACTTTCAGTTCTAGTTCCAAAGGTTTGCTTCAACCACTCAGCATCAGTATAATCAAGAGTAACAATATCTCCAGTCTTCTTGATATTTGTTCCATCAGGTTCTGTGAAACGTAAGTCACCAGAACCAGTCAGACTTTGAGTAAAGTCAATCTGTGTTGTGTAGTGCTTAGGACGTGCTACTTTATTTCTAAAGTCAACACTATTCTTAAGTTCAACGGACTCTTCCTGTGCTAGGAAAGAAGTGAAGTTGTCTACAAAGAAACCAGACTTGAATCTATTCAGTCCGTTGGCATCAGGTACAAACAAGTTTGCTGTGTTTGTCTCAAGCAATGAGAGTGCTGTGTAGAACTCAAGATTTTTAATTCTATTCTCTAGTTGCTTGATATCAACCATTCTATAACGCTTGTGCTCTAAGAATCTCTTAGAAGCGTCAGTTACATTGTAAAGGTAAGGAGGTAAGGAAATGGTTGCCACCTCAAGAGCATCATCTACTGAGGAGGGTTTTTCGGGGAGTTCAGCAGGAGAACCATACTTGACTTGGAATACACCATCCTTAGTCAGATAAACTCTATCAATTCTACCAAGATAGTAGGAGAAGTCAGTAATGATGCCTTCATCAGAAGCAAGTATATTTTGCGCTGCGTTTCCAGAAACTGTAAACAGTCTTCCTTTGAACTCAAGAGGAGATCTGTCACCTTCAGAAACACTTGTTATATCATTAACCTTGGGACGAATATCAATAATGTCACTGTTTCTTATAAAGTTGACATCTTGGATTTCGGTTCCATAGTCAAACGTATTGTAAGAATTTACAGTAGTGATATCACCATCATCAGTTGACTGATAATGACCGTTAGAGAAGTAGACAATCAGTTTTCTTTCAGATGGTTCTTCACTATTCTTACGGTTCAGAACACCATAGTCATAGAACTCACCGGTTTGACCGTTGGTAAAGGAATATTTGAACGATACATCTTTGCTTGGAGTATCAAGTGTAGTTACGACCGCTCTGACTCCAGACTCTTCAAATACGACCACCTCACCTTCTTTGAAATTAATTTCATTCTTTGTAAGATATGTAATCTTACTGTCAGATACTTTGGTGCCAACGATGGCACAAGAGTTAGTAGTTTCTCCCTTGATACTTTCCCCAATAACAAGGTCAGAGGTTTTGCCTGTAGGTCCAGAAATATTGGACAGAACCATTGTTGGAGATGTGGGATCAGCATTTGTTGTAGCGGGGTCAGTGGCAACCTCAAATACGCCGTGAATTTCAATGATGTCAGCAACATTCAGAGAGATATGCTCATCCTGAACTCTTGTGCCAAATGGATAGTTGCCAAAGGTAAGTCCATCATTAAGGGTGGTAGAACCAATACCAGACGCACTTCTTATGGACTTATCTACAATAACGGAGTTGACTCTGTTCTTGATTTTAACTTTTGCTTTGGGTTTAATCTTGGTAAGAGTTGTGACAAGAGTCGCCTCATCATCAGTTCCCAAACCAAAGATGTTCAGTTGATTAGATCCAACATTTAACTGAACTTTATCGGATGTCAGTTCTTCAGTTGTACCATCACTTCTAATAAGAGTATATCTTTCGGGAGTGAAGGGTAAGAATGTTTCATTACTTTCTGATGTAACTGTAGCAGAAAGTTGATTGTTAATGATATTGACCTGTTGAGTTTTTCTAATAACCAGTGAGGCATTAGTAAGGTCAACATTTGAAATGTTAGACTTAGGAAGAGCAGTGAAGAGAGTGCTGTCTTCAGCAGTTGCTAGTTCACCACCAATAACTTTCAGGTCACTGATAGTAGCAGCAGAAGTAGGAAGTGCTCCATTAGCAACTCCATCAACAGTCGATACGCCTGTTACAGTGATGGAAGAAGTTGCAACACTTACAACTGATACAAAGGTTGGGTCTTGTGAAAGGTTTCCAGTAAAGGAAAGAACATTACCTGCCTTTATTTGACCTGGAAAGAGGGGGTTAGTGGATCTAATGACAGATGTAAAGTCATTAGCAGCTTGAGTAATAGTAGCAACGCCAACATTAAAGTTAGGTGCTAATACAACGTCAGCAGAGAAGGTTTGAGCAGCACCAACTTCAGCGCCATTTGCACTACCAAATACGGACAGAACGTCGCCAATACCATGAGCAGTAACTGCTACAGCAACTCTAGTGTTCTCAACACCATCGATGATGAAGTTTTCATTAGCAATAAATGAACCAGCAGTTTCATACACAGATAATGCTGTGGTGTTTGCTGCTGCATCTTTCAGGAAAGCAGTAGCACCGCTTTTCTTACCTTTAATGAAGGTAGGAACAGACAGTGTAATAGGTTCGTTTAAAGTTATTTCTGTGACTGTTTGAACGTCAAACAGAGACATACCCCACTGGTTTACATCAGCGTTTGATGCGTTGTATGTACCAGAGTCAAGACTAAAGTCATATACTCTTGCTAAACCAATTTCCTTACCAGCAATAGCAGTTTGACTATCAGCAACTCTAGTGTCTCTAAGACTTAAAACGTATGTATTTCCAATACCGATAGTGGGAGAACCATGAACTCTGTTTAACTCCAGAGTTGCACCAGTCTCGTAGTTTATCTGTTGTTGCTTAAGAGTTTTTGTTGTTCTGGGTTTAGGAACATCAACATATGTGGGAGCAGATGTCTCAACCTCATATCCTTTTACAAATGCTTTACCAGGAGAAAGTTGATATAACGCTAAGTCTTCAGATGGTGTTGAACCACCGTATGTTGTTTGACCTGGGTTGAATACGCCTCTATTTCCTTTATAGTCATTAAGAGACTCTTTTACATTAAGACCAAATGACTTGACATAGTAATCACCTGACTCAGCATAAGTTCTCTTTGCTAGAAGGTCTTGCAGGAATGCGTAGTCTCTAGAAGAATTTCTTGTTCTTAAGACTCCGTTATTTACTGTAGCAAGTTCTACGAAGTTACTGTCATCAAAGTCAGTTACATCTTTCTTAAACAATGATGTGCTTATCTTCAGTCTATCAGCACCGGGAGCACCAAAGTTGTTAAAACCTCCAGCATTGTCATTAAGAGATGGATCTTCACTAGAGTTGACAACACTTTCCTCAATAAGTAAACCAATTCTATATGAAGGTGTATTAGAGTATTGATCTAAGATCAAAGTCTCATCGGAGACTGTTAGGAAAGAACCTTTGGCAAAATAGATGCCGTTATTGATAAAATATGCAGAACCAATCGCTGTCGCATCAGTTTGAACGGTAGAGGCAAAAGGCACCCCAATACCAATAAGGGTATTAGCACTAGAGATAGTCGTGTTTGCAGTCAGAAGTTCACCATCTCTAAAGACGGTCTCTTGATTATCAGTTCCAGAACCTGTATAGTTTAAATATAATGTAACTTGTCCCCTTGTGGACTCATTTGCTTTTACACATTTATCTACTACTGCCCTTACACCAGACTGTTGTCCAGTAATTTCTGCTCCAACAACTTGATCAATATAATCAAGCAGTGGAATACCAAGATATGTGTTCTCAAGAACAACACAACGATAGTTCGTAGAATATGACGTGTTTCCAGGAATAACCTTAGCACCCTCTTTGAAGAAGTGCTGACCAAACTTTTCAACCTGGTTCTGCAGCATAGACTGCAGAGAAGTCAACTCTCTTGCCTGAACCGGATAACCAGGTTTGAATAAGACCTTATAGTACTCCTTGGAAGGATCAAAGTCGTCGAAATATGGAGCGACGTTGAGGTTGGTTTCCTGTGACATAATTCCTTAGAACTGCAAGATAATTTTGATATCTTCTTTTTGACTTGACGAACGTGTGATAGACGGTCTATTATCTACGTAAATGATATTACCCGTATATTTTTCAACTTCAGGTTGGGCGACTCCCTCCGAGAAAGACTGCCCCAGGTAATAAGTACGACTATTTATTTCGGTAGAAATACCCGTAAATGAAGTTTGGATCGCTAAAGTCGCGGAACCACCAACGATATTAAATGAACCACCTGTCTTAATGTCAGTTGTAAAACGGTTCAGTTTGAACCCATATTCTGGTGAGGTGTTTCTAGTTCTGTCAGTATTGAAACCAGCGACGTTTCTGTCTTGCCAATACTTAAGGACACCAGTAACCTCATCATAGGAAACAACTCTACCAACAGCGGTAGAACCAATACCAATAGTTTGTGTAATAAATGCGTCAGCAGTAAATGTAGCAGAACTATATCCTGCCCCAGTCAGTTTCAGAGCATAAGTTGCTGCTGCTTTATCAGTCTCTAAGTTTGTGGTGGTGTTATATGCTTTAGGGTTCTGAACCAAACCAACTCTGGCAATCTCATTGCCTGTGATGAAGTCTGGGTTTTCAGAATCGTTTTCAATTCTAGAATAGATGAGAGCGTTTCTTGCACCCAACTCTCTATAGATGTCAGCACCATGTCCACCTTGAGGAGGAATGATGACATCAAAAACAGGTGAGGTAGTTCCTGTAGGAACACTTCCGGCAACGAGATCAACAGTTCCAAACGTGTATCCAGAACCACCCTTAGAAATAGTTACGGACTCAACTTTAGAATTATTGTTGATGGAGATAGTACACTCCGCTCCGCTTCCATCACCTTGAATGGGAACTCTCGTATAAGTTCTATTAGCAGTTCCTAAACCAACTCCTCTATTTGTAACCTTTACAATCTTAAGTTGACCACTAGTTGCGGCATTACCTCTAACGGCAGAGACATTAGCGTTTGTTGTGCTTGTCCAGTCCTTAGGGACAGGCATAAAGTTTGTAGAGTCAAACTTTACGATATCTCCAGGTGCAATAGTATAAAGATACTTCCAAATATATCCATCACCACTTGTTCCCGCTTCTTTAGGTTCTAAGTCAGTAAATGTTGGTTCATCAAGAGATGCTCTGCCACTTGGGTTCTCTGGGTTGGAACCATTCTGAAGACAAACATAAACTCTAAAATCAGAGTTCATTACATAATAGTTTGCATCGTAAAGAGAAATAGCGTTAGAGGGTTTAGAGGGGTCCTCTGCTCTAACATTGTTTCTATACATGTCATAAGTGGTGCCTGATGCCCAGGTCACTTTTCTGATGACTTGTTTTACGTCATCAGTATCAATTTTCTTAAGAGCGATCATTGTGTCCCAATAATCATTCTCTTCGTTAAAATTATCTCTGGGATCCGGTGGATCACTATCCCAACCTGCAATCACATCCGTTGGGTTAGGCAAACCAACGAACGAGTAGAAAGAGTTGCTAGTTGATGCAACACTAGCAACAAAATCCTTTGCATTTAAAATACGAAGTTGTTCAGTTATAATCGCAGCCATTTGAGCCTAGTTTTTTTACTTATTTATAGGTTATGTTGTAGAGTATCCAATGAACTTCAGGGGTTCAATGCGATTGACAACAGCACCTGTTGTGATGCCAGTTGTACCTTTCAGTGTGTAAGCATTGAATGCTACCGCACTCGATCTTGAACCAAGGTTAATCTTACCCCAAGAGAACTCACCGTAGAACTCAGTAAGTCCTATGCCGCTAATATCACCAAGGTCTTCGACGCTTACAGTGACGTTTTTAACGTATGTAATACCCACACCCGCGACAGCAGTTTGTGCTACGGAAACAGCAGCGACTTCATAAACAGCGTCTAGGAACTGAGTCGTGACACCCAATGCTCCACCTGTCTGATAAAGTGAAGTAACTCCACTACCAACGTTGCTATTTCTGACTGTGAAGTAGTCGCCAACAGCGATGTCGCTTAAGGTCACGGCAGCACCAACAACCTTTGTATCTCTGAGGAAGGAGTCAACGGGAATGAAGAACTGCATCACGAAACCAGTGGATGCGACACCAACTGATGTAGAAGTAAGACCAACAATGTCACCGAAGTCGCCCGCGTAAAGCACTGTGTTATTAGTCTCTCTTGTCACGCTAGGTGCCTCTATAAGGACCTGTGGGATGGATGTTCTGGTATAACCAACACCAGGTGTAGAAACTGTTATAGAAGATACTGTATCGCCTGTCAGGGTTGCTGTAGCGGTTGCGCGAGCGGTGGTTCCAAGACCAACAGGTGTCTCAATAGTGATCGTTGGAGCAGATGTGTAACCTGTTCCGCCAGCACCGATAGTGATAGACTCAACTGTGTTTCCAACAGAAACAACAGCAGTAGCAGATGCACCAACCAAATTATCCTGAGATACAATACTTACAGTCTGAACATTTTTGGTAGTTTGGTTTTCATCATCGGGGTTGAAGAAAGGAATAACACTTTCAACAAAGAGTTGAGTAGAACCAACACCAACAGACTGAATGATATTTGTTCTAGGATTAATGAGTGCCTCATTAAGAACTCTCTTCTTACTAATAATCTTACCGTTGATAACTTTATCAACAGTTTGCTTACACCAGGTTACTGTTCTTGCGTGATCGGGGTTTGGATCAATTCCTCTACCAGAATACGGGTTAGTTTCTACGGTGTCAGAGGAGAATATCCCAGTAACGAGTCTTTCTTCTTGATCAATAGAACCAGGGACCAACTCTTGATCTCCTCTGATGCTCAGCATATCACCATCTTTGATAGTCTCAAGGACATCGCGGAAAGTAACGTCAACATCACCAGAACCCTTGTAGAAGAGAACCTTACACTTATCGCCAGAGAATGTTCCGTTTGCATTGGGACCATTAGGTGCTTCTGAGAAGGAAATAACACTACCACCATCAAAGGAATATGCTTCACCAGGAACCTGCAAGATGTCATTGATGAATACCAAAATGGTTGCCTTGACATCAATGTTAGAACCTACTGCTGCTCTAATTGTTACAGGAGAACCATTTCTCTTAATAGTGAACTGTCTCTTAACTCCATCAAACTCATTCTCAAACTTATCGAGAACTTCCAACTCACCGAAGTGCCATCCAGAGAACTTATCAGAGTCAATTCTATCAACTGTAATTTGGAACTCCTCAAATGTGAAGTTAGTGTCAGTGGGAATACCAGAGGCACCTCCTGTAGCAACAGTTAAGACTTGACCTTGACCATATCCATAACCAAAGTTCTTGATCTCAAAGTCGATGATACTAGAACCCTGTCCAACTACAATATCGATGGTTGCTTCAGTTCCAAGACCAGCAGAGGTGTCACTATAAACCAGAGGGATATTAGAGTAAGACAGAGGTGCATCGAAAATAACGATGGGTTCAGAACCTTGAACATATCCAGAACCAGGGTTGGTGACTGCGATACTTACAATGTGACCATTGCTAATAGCAGCAGTTCCGATAAACTCAATGGCAGGTGTTCCAGTATTTACAGTAGTGACACCAACATTAACGACCTGGTTTGCTCTATAACCAGAACCAGTTCTACCAATAGCGATAGATGTAATGGTTCCAGCAGTAGAAACGACCGCAGTACCACCTGCTGAAACCAGAGGTTGATATCCAAGACCTGCGGTAGAACCAACAGAAACGATGTATCCACCAACAGGTATAGTTGCGTTGTTCGCGTCGTAAGCGATAGATGTGGCAGTTCCAGTGAATGTGATGCTACTGATGCCAGAACCCTCAGACAAACTGTAGTCTTGGTCTACACTCAGAGAACCGGTGGGTCCTTGGAAAATACCGTTAATAAGAATAGCAGCGTTATTGGTTGAGAAACCAGTAACATTTTGCTCATCAGACTTCAGTGTGAAAGTCTTAGTTACAGCATTGAACTGGTCAGCAACGCTGTCAAAGACGTGATTGGTCTTATAAGCATCATCTGCGCTATCAATGTTTCCAGATCTCATAAAAGATCTACCCTGGAACTTGGAATGTGTGGTAATTCCAGTAAAGTCTCTTTCATCAGGTGGGTTGGTGACAGAACCAATAGGAGTGGGTCCTATAGGTGCGGTGTAGAAGTTAATAGTATTACCAACGATGTTGTAAGCACCATCGACTACGGTAGCCGCAATACCAGTTGGGTGGGTAGTAATGCCAGTTCCCATCCATCCTCTATCTACAAGGAGAATGTTTGTCGATCCAAAACCAACAGTATTCACCTTCATTATTTCACCAGCAATCTGTATCAGATCTCCACCAAATACAGAGTTAATTCCTGCTAAAGTTACCGATGTCTCGGTTAAGGCAATTTCTTTTAGAAGAGTAGTAGTTGATCCAGTAGAAACTATTGGGTTTTGAATGTAGTTATCAAGTGCGATAAGACACTTACTGTTTTGCTTTTCAGCAGTCAAAGTGTGGAATGTTCCAAGACCTACACTGGTAAAGTCAATGGCAACAGGTGTTTGTGCCAAAGCATTTTCTGCAGATGATGCTAACTTGATAGTTGAGTTGTTTTCTTTAATAACAAAGACTTGAGTTGTTGTTGGTAGTAAGGATGTAGCACCAATGCCCGCAAACGTAGTTGTCGCAATACCCACTTGAGTGTGAGTAGATATGCCAAGGGAGTAATTGACAGCCTCTCCAGAAACGAAGAAGTGGTCAGGCAAATTAATAGTATTATTAGAAAGATCAAAGACTGTGCTGTCACTACCATCAAAGTTTCTAAGGAAGATGGGTCTTTCTCTGTGTGTCAGTGTGAATGCTCTCTTAACATCTACTGATGTTCCATTATAGAAACCATAACCTGCACTTATAGATGCATTATTAAGATCTATTTGACCACCGACATTTGCGTTGACATCAACAAGTTGTATTGCCTTCTGGAATACTTTAACTTGTACGTCAGCACTAGCAGGAGGTGTATACTGAAGATGGGTCTCAGTGGATGTAAAAAGAGCACCTATAGTTCCAATACCAGTAGTGGTCTCAAGAATACCAAACTCTGACAGATAAACTTCACCACTATCATTTACAGCAACAAGTTCAGAAACTTGATATTGATCATTAGTTGTATCCTCAACGCTGACCAAATAGTAAGCAGCATTGTAGTCATCACTACCAGCATTCGTATATGTTGCAACAGTGTGAATACCAGGAGTGGCACTGGAGGACAATGATGTATGGAAGGACTCTATTCTAGCAATATTTTCATTTCCGACACTGATGATAGAGTGTCCTGTTCCTACAGACTGAGTGCTTGCTAAAGAAACTCTTACGGTATTAACCGTACATGCAATACCCGTTTTAGGAGTAAAGTCAATGTTTACTGTTCCACTCGCCATACTTGCGGCAAATGTGCCGAGACCACTTAACAGAGAACCTTGCTCTGTTGTCATGTCTCCATACTCAAGAACATCAACAGTTGTATCATCATGGATAACACTTAGTTCAGTAAAACCAAACGTGCCATCATCAGCAGTTATTTCAACAATAACTTTGCTTGAGCGATATGTTGAGGCGATGCCAACAATTGTTGTTGCAGAACCATCAGGTGTTTCTACCTGAGTTGACTGGATGTCACAAATAGTCCCTAAAGCAAAGGTTCCGACACCAGTAACACCAGAGTCAATGTCAAAACTTGCAACACTGACGTTGTAGTTATTAAGAGAGAACTTGGTGGGGAAGAAAAGAAGTTGTCCTTCACTACCAGCGATGTTAAAGTCAAAAGAACCAAGGTCAGTAGTTGTGTCTACGCGACCATAGTTCTGCACAAAACCAATAGATCCGTCATGAATAAGTGAAACGAGAGATGCCTGTCTTTCGCCAGTGAAAGTCTTATCCTTGACAAAAGTTAAGAACTTCTTCGCTTTTTGAGATACATCAAAGTTATTAACAACAGAGAACCTTTCAGTTCTAGGTTCACTGTTGAACTGAGAACTAATATCATCAATAATGAGTGCTCTATTTCCAACAGACTCAAAGTAGTCAGTAAGAACTTTGTTTTGTAGGAATATTCTATCAGATATAACTGTACCAGATGCTGTTTTAGAGTTCTCAGTTACAAGGTCGAAAGCAGGGAAGCAGTGAAGACTGATGCCACCACCAGTGCGAGCACCACCTCTTGCTCCGCCACCACCACGAAGTCCACTACTACCACCATAAACAGGGTCAGGAAGGATGTCGATGGTGATAGAAATTTCAGCAGCAGTGTCTGTGAATACATGTGTGCTGTTAGTATCTGTGGACTCAATAATGAGATCACTGAACTTAAGGAAACCAGAAGTATGGTTCAAGGAACTAACAGTATCATCCCATTTCTGCAGAGGAATCTTAGACTTAATAGCATAAGAGAAGTTCTGATAATAGTTGTTGTCAGGCACTCTTTGCTGGTTGTCATTCAGGAAACCAGTGGACTGTTGGAAACCTTTTTCAACAACAGAAGATGCTTCAAGGGTTATTTCAGAGTTAAAGTCAACTTTAGACTTCACTCTTCCTTGAGTTCTTGAGGACTGACCAACAATCAGTTCATTAACTTGGAAGTCTTTATCAGTGGAGACTTTTAGTAACTCAATTCTGTTGTTCCAACTATCAACTCTTCCCTTTCCACTCCCACCGATAACCTCTTCACCAACAAAGAAGTTATTCTTTTTGAGTTTGACATTAAACTGTGGGAAGGAACTCTGGTTAATAATTCTACCAGCAGAGTTTGTAGCGTCGAAGTTACCAGCGAACAAGTTGTCGTTGATAATACCAGAGAGACTGAAGGTCACTACACCAACGTTCCCGCCAATAGGAATGTTCACATCTGTAAGTGTAAACAGTTGATATTCATAATCGACAGAGTTGAAACCTGAACCAGTCGAACCTACACCAACACTAACATTCTCAATGAGAACTTTGTCGCCAACAGCAAAAGGTGACTGTTCACTAAAACCAGTATCAAAACCAACAGTGACTTCTTTAGTAGTCATGTTGAAAGAAATATCATTAATACCAATACCATTACTGTTGCTGATAGGAATGATCTCTGGAGCGATGTTAGAAAGTCCACTAGTATTCTTTCTAATGGTCACCTGTGTATCACCTTTTTCAAAGAACAAGTCAACATCAGTGATCAACTCACCAGTCAAACTATCCTTAACAATAAGGTTTGGTGCGATGGTATAGTTCTTACCCGATGAAGTAATGCCTATCTCATCAAAAGATGCGAGAGACTCAAGGAAGAGAACCTCTGGTAAGTTTGTAGTAGGTCTGAGTGTATTATCTGTTGGATAGTCGAATCCAATGTTCTCAATATTCGCAGATAATACTCTTCCAATTGTATTGCTGGTGGGTTCAAGGACAGCACCAGTTCCAGTTACTATTCCAACAACAGTTGAAACTCCAACTATTTCTCTGTAACCTCTACCTCTGTAAGTAATGTTAATATCAGAAATACCACCAAAAGCACCTGTTGCATCTGTAGTGTAAGAAAGAGTTGCGTTTGCTTGAATATATTCTGCTTTTTCAGGGTTGCTCTCAACGTTATACTTGAATACAGAAGTAGAACCGACACCAATGATAGAGTATTCACCAGAGAATACACTATTGGTTTTAGTTATTTGGTTATGACCTACAACTTCTTTGTCGCTGATTATTTCTTTTTTAATGTCAGAAATAAAGTCAAGGTTTACAGGAGTAAACTCATAGAACAGTTCTTCAGGGACATTATCAGTAACGACTAATGTAAGTTTGGCATCAGCATCAATACCAACATCTCCAGTCTTAGTAATCTCAAAATTCTTTGAACTTCCCGATGCTTCAAACTTATTGGTAAACTTAGCATCACGATACAGGTTTAAGTCAAACGCAGAGTAAAGTGTAGATGCGTTTTGAGATGACAGAGAAGTATCACTAAGGTCGAATATTACAGTGTTGCCACTTAATACATCTACGGGAGGGTTGACTGGTAGTAATGACCCACTTCTTGCTATTGTGATTTCAGCGAACTCGGGAGTGAACTGTTCTGTCTGATACTTATCATTACAGAGTTTTACGGAGTCCTTGGAGAATCTGTAAGCATAGTAAATCTTTTGGTCAGTCAAACCTGTAGGTGCGGGTGAAGCAGACAGGATTACTTTATCTCCAGTCTTAAGACCATGGTCTGATATCGTAATAGTATTCTGAGATGTGCTGACTCCAGTAGTTGTGAAACCAAGAGGGTTGAATACTATTCTTCTGTTATGATCGTTGTATTGAACTGTAACAGTTGTTGTAATACCAGGGGTGACATTAATAGAAACTTTGTCACCGAATGTCAAACCATGCGTTGAACCTGTAGCTACAGTTACAATATTCTTACTAACTTCGGCATTAACAACATTGTCTCTAACAGTTTTCAGACTATGGCGTGTGCCTGTTCCAATACCGGTGAAGTAAAGAACCCCAGAGGTCATTGTTGTGTCTGCAACACCAACGAATGTTCCTACAGATCCAATACCAACCTTAAATGTTTGAATACCAATTAGGTCATCAGACACTTTAGCAACATAGAGTGGAGTGTCATTAGCGATACTATAAGTTGTGGGACCTGTTGGGTCTGCGGTGACGACGATAGAGTCTCCATCACCATTATGATACAAGACAACTTCACCACTCTTAAGACCATGGTTAGGGATGAAGAGTCTTCTATTGTCTACAAATACCTGTGTAATGCCTGCACCAGCATTAGAGAAGAAGATGGTAGAACCAACACCAGTTCCAGTGAGAGTTCCGATGCCTAAAGTTTCTCTAGGATCAAAGTAGATTTGATCATTAAGTTCAAAGTCAACATCATTTTCTCTTTGAGAGATGAAGGTAAACTTTCTACTGTCTTCCTGAAGAACAGTTGTAGCAGTATGAGCAAAAGATACTGTTCCATCAACTGCTCTCTGAACTCTGATACGTGAAGACAATGCATCAACGTTCAGAACCTTGACTCTTTCAGAACCTATTCCAAGAACATCGTTCTCTCTGATGTTAAGTAAACCGTCGCTAAGGGAAGCACCACCAACAGAGAAATAGGTTACAACTCCAGTAGCACCAGCAGTTCCAACTCCAGAGAGCAAACTGAATCTATCAGTGCTTACACCAATGTTGTATCTGCTACTTATAGTGATAGATGTATTGAAACCAGACAGTGTAACAAGGTCAGTGTTCGTAAACCCGTGAGGTGCTGTAGAGAAAGCAACGAAACGTCCAGAGGAATCTAAAGGTGTAACTTCAAGGTTGGAAATAGTTGAAGAAGCAACACTGACATTAGTGATGACTTTACCTGCAACTCTAGATACTTTTGCCTTAGCAGAGGTAGCACCATCAAACTTTTCAAAGTCTATTCTATCTCCAACTTGATATCCAGAACCACCTGTTACAATACCAACAGAGTCAATGGTTCCAACAGTTGTTGCTGTAATATCAATGGACTCTTCTCTTATCTTATAAGGTTCTAAAACTCCGTCATAGGATACATTATCCTTAGTCAGGAAAAGAGGTGATGTGTTTCTAAACCAGTTATTAGCAGCAATGTCATAGTCTTCCTGGTTAGAGGTTATACTAATATTGAAGTCATTGGGTTTTGACTTGAATGTATTACCAATGATATAAGGGAAAGTAGGAATTTTGTTATTTTCAAATGGTCCATCATTTTCTACAGCGCCATCAGTGATGGTAGCAAAGTAAACATATCTACCTTCAGGATAGTCTGGAGTGATACAGAACCTACCATTGTGTTCGTCAAGGTCACCACTTGCGTCATACTCAAAGTCCTCAACAAAGAATCCTTGAGCAAAAGCGGTAAAAGAAGGTCTGTTTGTTCTTGTCGCTAGTTTATAACTACTCTTGATTGATTTAACTGCTCCACCATTATTATTAGTATATCCATATGGTCCATAAATGGGGTTGCCATCATATGCCCAACCAATAATGGGTGAGTGGAAAGATGCGTTTGCTTCCTCATTAGCTCCACCGGAGGAAAGGTCTGATGCACCATATTCAACATTCTGTAAGTCCTCTTGTTGATATTGAACGACATTCTGTTGAGACTTACCAAAGACCATCTTTCTCAACTCTCTAGGGGCGTAGAGGTGAGTATACTGAATACCAAAGTCGGAGTTTTGAGCAGCATCTAGTATTCCGTCGTCACTGCTCACAATATCTTTGTACTTCTCAAACAGGTTTACAGTCCACTGATTGATGTTTGCAATGAGTGATGCGTTTTGACCACCCACTTTAACTGTGACTGTTGTTGTGTCAGTGTATCCAATACCACCTTCATCAACAATGACATCAATAATCTGACCACCACTGATGACTGGTGTCAACTTACAATAGTTGCCATCACCATTTACAATAAGATCTGGAGGTGAGTTATATTCAAAACCACCATTTGTAACTAATACTTGTTCTACTTTGCCGTTGTTGACAATAGGAAGTAGTTCAGCATCTCTACCAGAGAGAAAGTCAAATACTGGTTGCTTATTAAAGTCAATGACTTCACTAGCACCATAACCAACACCGTTGTCAGTAAGATGTACTGACTCAATACTTCCTCTAAACACTGGTTGTAGTGTTGCTCTAAAGTCTTGACCACTAAATGTGGTTACTCCTATTTCACCAGTAACAGAAACAGAAATAGTAGGATAGTTGAATGTATGTGTTCCACTACCGGTAGAGGTAATATTTACATACTGTTCCGTATCATAATAGAAAGACTTAGCAGTCGTACCAAGACCAACAGATGAAAGTTGGAAGTTGTTGTCATCTACTACTGTTACGATGTAAGTTTGATCGGAACTTAAACCATCAGCATTACCAGAATAAGTAACCTCTTCACCGGAGTTGTATCCATGGTTGTTAATACTAACGACGTTCAACGCTGTGTTGATGCCAGTTAAGGTAGATCTCTCTTTGTTTTCATATCCAGAACCACCATCACTAACCACAATATTAGAAACTACGTTCTTCTTATTGAAAGATTCAAACCTATGAACACCATCACCAAATGATGTAATATCAATAGCGTTCGATCCTGTTACGACATCATTAGTGTTGTTAAAGAGTTTAATGGTATGTTCATCAACTAACTTGACATAATATTCAGCATCACTTACTAAACCACCCAACACTGTCTGTGCATCAGGTTTGTATATGACTCTCTCAGACTCTCTAAACTTGTGGAAGGTTGTAAACCCAATGGTGTTAGATGAAATACCAATTTGAGGATTATCGCCTGTAGCAAAGAAAGAAACAGAGTGTGTTATTTCTTTTGTATTAGCAGATGCTTTGGCACCTGAACCATTACCACCTGTGATAGAGATGATAGGATCAGTTACATAGTCAAAACCAGGTGTTAATACATCTATTCTCTGAAGAGAACCTTGAACATTACATACACCTGTTGCTCCAACTCCAGTTGAGTCTTGAATGGACAATACAGGAGGGTTTACAATATCATATCCTTCACCACTTGCTGCTACAGTTACATCATTAATAGAACCAAAGTAAACACTACTACCAGACTTATAGTTAAGTATCTCTACACCATTGACAAGAAGACCAGTTCTACCGGGCAATGTCTCACGGTTTACACCATCATCGACAGGAGTTTTGAACTCCCTTACCAGTTGTTGATGCTCAAGAGTCTTATCAAAGAAATCAACAGGTGTAAATGTATTACTTGTGACAATACCAGATACAGAAACAAATGTATTATTGAATAAGTTAGTTAAACTACTAGCAATTTTAAACTGTTTATCATTAACTCTCTTCACATAGAAGACTCCTGCCTCTATCTCAGGGAACTTACTTACATATTTGTTAAGACCAATAAGTCCAAGAGAAGTCTCTGGTTCAGCGTAAGAGTTGTAATATACTTTATCACCAGTGTAATATCCGTGATTTCTTGTGATAGTAAAGAGTTCACCACTAAACTCTCCATCCAGTTCAATGATTCTATCGTAAAACTCAAGAGGGTTAGCATTGTAACGAGGTAGGGATGAGGAGGCAACTAATACATCTCCATTGAACTTAGCATAGGAGTTTTGTACATTTGCAAAAGTCTTTTCAATGTTAGAATATCTGGTGGCATTAAGACCACTCACATCGGGTTTAAGAACATTTCTTCTTGCACTAAACGTGTTACCGTTGAGCTCCCCTTGTCCTTTTATTGTAAATGTAAACTGGTTTTGAATATCTACAATATCACCAGTCTTTTCAGCGCCACCAGACTCAATAATAGTTACACTATCACCAAGTCTTAAGTCATTTTTTATTTCAGTTGTGATGTTGTATGAGTTGTCAGATGAATCTACTAAAAGAATAGACCTCACATCAAACTTAGGAGTCACATTGTGGAACCAACTGCTGACAAGAGCATTGCTAGTTGTAATACCAAGTGACTTAATTTTAATTTTATCTCTGTTCTGATAGAATGAAGTATTCGCGTCAATAACATTTTGACTTAATACATTACCAATACGAACTTCTATTCTACTGGTTGTCGCAATGCCCACGAAAGGTGCATCAGTTGAAGCGATGGATACGGCATCAATGCCTTCAAAACCGTGAGCAACTATATTAAGACCAAGATCTGTAGCAGAAGATATTTCAACAGTTGTGCCAAATGTAGATGTATTCGCTGCACCAACACCAATAAACTGGTTAATAGTTTTAGAACGGTATGTTAGAATACCACTTTGACCAGTTACTCTTAGTAAACCTGAAGTTGGGAAACCAATAGTGGAGTCAACATCAATAATAGAGGCACCTGCAGCTACAACTGAAAGGTTTTTAGTCTTAGGATGAGCATGAAACTCACCTAACAAAGTTCCACCAGTGAGGTCGATATCCTTTGGATAGTCAAAGTCAACACTAACTTGGTAGTAGTCTTTGCTATTGTAAGTTAGTTTCTCTACATCAATGACAGTAGCGAATGCTTCATCAATATCATATTCAGGGTATGCACTCTGATATAATGTTTGGTTCTTTAATTTAAGAGGGTCACCTTGTATTTTCTCTACAACAAGGTCTCTTGTCTTTCTAAACTGAGCGTCAGATGGTCTGAATAAGAAGTCTTTTGGTTTTACTACTTCAGCGACTTCGCCATACAAAGCAGCAAACAGTATTCTAAAGGACTCATCAGTTCCTTTTGACTGATAAAAGTCTTTAGTTCTAGAAAGAAACAGTTTCTGATTGATATCATCATCAAAATCTCTTCTTTCAAAACCAGGAGCGATCTGTCCTTTCAGTTTTATAAGAAACTGTTTTAACAACAGATTACTAAGGTTTACAATCTTCGCGCCTTGAGTGTGAGATGCTGCTTCAGAAGTTGTAAAGGTAAGGTTGTCTTTATCTTCTACAAATGATGTTACACCAGAAAAACCACGAATACATCCATTAAAACTATTCCTAGACTTAGAAGTGTAGAGAATAATCTCTCCATCAATTTTTAAGAGACCATATCTTTCGGGAAACTTATATGTTCCAAATGTATTAGTAGCAACCTGAGTGCTTGCTGTAATTGTATTACTAAAAGTGTCAATGTCAGATTCAAGAATAGTTTCATCAACGGTGTCAATTAAGGTTTCAAGTTTTAGATACTCATCAATATTTTGTATGACATCAGCAGGTGCTGTAGGATATTCTTGTGAAATATAATATTGCTTTAAAAATTCACCAACCAAGGGAAAGTCATCCCTAACAAATGCAGGTAACTGATACTCAATGATGTCCTGGATCTGTACGCGCTGTAAGTCGGTAGATATCATCTCTTACTCTTTAGTATGAATATGTAGGTGTGGATGTTGAGGGTGTTGTTGGAGTTGTGGAAGTGGTAGTAGAAGATGTTGTGGTTGTTGTAGTTGTTGTACCACTTGTTTCTTGAGTCACTCTCCCTATTGATATTGCATCAGTAGATCCTCTAACCAAAGCACCGTTTGCAAAACTTGATGTGACAATATAATTTGAACCAGAAATATCATAACCTGAGGATATTCTATCGTTGATAGAATTAATGGTAACGTTATTAGTATCTAGTTGAACATACAGATCATGCAATCCAATAATATCATTAGAGAATGGGACTGCAGATATTTCAATAACAGGGAACTGTTTGTTAAGTTGTGTTGATATAATATTGATAGGATTTAATTTTATCTCACCCTTTATGTAATCGACAGTGCCTACATTTCTTTTAACAACAACTGCCTCTGTAGGAGAGTTAAGACGTATAAGATTGACAGTTCCTGTATTAAGATCAAAAAATGGTGAGTCAGCAAGATAGACAACACCAGGGATACCGCTTACCTGAAAACCAGATGACTTAATATTATATCCAATTTGTCCTCTATGAGTTCCATGTCCATGGTTTTTAATATGGAATCTATTGCCAAAACATATCTCATACTCTGCAAAAGCATTCAGGGACGCTCTGAGGTCCCTACGCATCTGTATGGTGGTGATATTGGATGTGATGGCATCATTAGTATTATCAATGACACCCAAGAACTTACTATATTTAAACCGTGCGCCAAACTTATTCATTTCTGTTGAGTTGGCGTATCTATTAATATTAGTAGACACCAGTGACTTAACTTCATCACCGGAAGAAATCATATTACCGTCATAGTAAACATTAGACAGAACTTCAATATAAAGATACTTTAGGTCAGTTATTTCTAACTCTATGCCACCAACTGAATATTTCTTTATTTCTCTTTTAATATTATCTTTGACTAAGTTAGATAAGTAAGCACCGTTGATAGGTTTAATACTAGCAAATACTTTTCCAAATTGAGGAGGACTTAACTCTTCACCACCAAATACCGACACAGACTCTGCTTCACGATAGATGGTTGGTAAAAGATTCTCATAGTCAGTAGATGTTACTGCTCTTCTTTGAGATGAATAGATCTGAGGGGCATATTTTTTAATAGACTCAATACTTTCAATATCATCACCGCCAAATGATGGTGTATTAACAGTAACCAAAGAGATGCCACTTTCAATTGCAACTGCATCTCTTGAGGTTGTCAGTTTACCGGAGAAACTTAAATCAAATTGACCGTTGCCACTTGAACCCTTAGTAACAATATATCGAACTTCAACAAAGTTAGGTTCTTCTAGTTTCTTTCCAAATACACCATCACCAAAAATAATTTCATATCTAGAGTCTTCTATCTCTTGTATCCAATATACAGGAGACTCACCATCTACTTCAAACAAACTTTCTGCTAAACGATACTGTCTTTTTACAGTGGAAAAACTAGATGGTTTAACAATAACTTCGATGGTTGAAGTATCAATATTTGAAGACTCTAAAACAAACCTTTGTTGTGGGTTGTAGTTGTCATAAGAAAAATTTGCCGTGACATATGTGCCCTCATATACATCAATATTATCAAAGTTTGCTACATTATTAATAACAGGCACTGTCACATCACTCATCATTGAAAATGTGAATGCTTCATTATTAAAGTTTTGAGAGTTCGCTACTAAACCTTTATTCAGAGTTATAGTCTGTGGTTTAGTATCATAAGCGGATGTGTCTACTAAGAAAGATATGTTTGCTCTACTTGCCCTTTGAGACCTAGGGGTGTAACCTATATTCCTCGCCAGAGACACCACGTTCTCTCTGAGAGTGGCGGAATCAATGAATACCTCATTAGATACCATATTGGCATTATATGAGGTTATATACGTGTTGTACGCTAATGCATCGATAATAGTAGAAAGGTTCGACCCTTCAAAATCATAATCAGAAAAGTTTGAGTTTGACCTTAGATATTCTGTGATCGATTGCTTGATCTGATCGAAGTCTAGGTTGGCAAAGTTGACTAGTGCCATTATCGTGTCTGTTGTAATGCGAACGATAGTTGCTGAGGAGAAACTTCTACCCCAACAATGTCATAACGAATAGAGATTTCATATGAACCTACGCTAAAGTTTGGTTGTACAATAACTTGACGTAATCTTACTCTTGGTTCAAAATTATTAATTGTATTACGGATTTCCTCTTTTAAAGCATCAGTCGTTATGTCATCCATCGGTTCAAATAACAGACGACTAACTTGTGAACCAAGTTCAGGATTAAAAGGGCGCTCACCGGGAGCGGTCAAAACTAAGTTGCGAATTGAACGTGCAATAGCAGTTTCATTTTTATTTGCAATCAAATCAAAGGTAAGAGGACTTACCTTAAAAGACATTGAAATATCTTTGAACGCTTTACTTGCACGTTGAACAGGCACTATTTACAAGCGAGTATAGTTTATTTATCTCTTTCCTGAGCAGTTTTCCAGAAGTAACTTTCTTGGTCGCCTAAACCCATTCTATCGTATCCATTTTCAACTTGATAGTATTCAGTTGATACTTTAAAGTCAGGTTGCTTCGGCACCTCTGGTGTCAAACTGTTATCATAGATACGCATTCTATTATTAGGATAGAGTGCATATTGACCATTAACAAGTTCAATCAAGTTATGAGACTTGTGTTCTGCAGGGTTCTCACTTGTTGCATAGTCAATAGTGTCAGGGTCTTGATGATAGTTGTCTATGGTACACACATAAGTTCCTTTAACAGTGCCATGGTCTCTTGTATAGACTTCATAGTCCATACTACCAATAAACTGTTTCTGTACTGCTACAACGCCATAGTCCATACAGTTCCAGAACTGTAAGTTATGAAGACTCATGTCAGGGTCAGGTTTCTGTGGTCGCGAGAGAAACGCGCTGATAGGTAACTTATCATACATTGCTGCATACTCAGGTAAGTATGTCTCAAAATAAAAAGCACGTCCAGGCATCGACTTACACGATACCCAAACGCCTTTAACAAACTCACCATGACCACTTTGGTGATCAGTTAAGTATTCTTTTCTTACCCAAACTTCAACAGAAGGTAGGTTGCAAATTAACGCTGCCATTTCCAAGATTGCTCATTCGTAGAGTATCTATACAACAACTCTTCATCTTTTTTAATATCACGAATAGCAATGTAGAATTCATCTTCATCAATACCTATATTAGGTTCATCAGAATGATTAACATAATACGCTTGATATATCCTATCAAGGTCACAGTCTATCCAGAAACCTTCTTTATCACACCAGGTTAACGATACAATATGATCGTGCATCCACTCTGGTATTTCATTCCATAGTATCTTCTTTGCTTCCTGTCGCCCTTTCCATATCATTGTACCCTTAGGTATATTACATAAAGAAAAAACACCCACCCCGCCACAGACTTTACTGGGAGCGAGATAGGTGTAAAGAGTCAAGTCATAGTTCAACGACCTTGACCACGATATGCTTTCTTACGACCGTTACGAGAGGTCGGACTCAGTTTTGTGTTAGTCGAGCGTCCTTGCCGAGTTTTTTTGCTCGGTGATGGCATCCAACCATCTTTAATAAGACCAACCTTTGATTTTACTGCCATTTTCTAAGTACCTCAAATAACGCGAGTTTTTTCGTGACCAACTCGAATCCGAGGGTCGCACCAGATTTCATATCCTGCTTCAATAGCATCAAGACAGAAACTTACATCTTCTCCACACATATCCTGAACTGCTCCAGACTCAAAGACTTGCATCTTAGGAGCAAACCAAGGATACTTCATTTCCTTATTCTCAAACACTCCATTCTGAATCATGACCCAACCGAAACCTGTGTAGTCAACAGTGAAAGGCTTCTTACGCTTTGAGATAGAATCGACAGTTTCGTGATTCATCACACCACCGTTCTTACGGAAGTCATCTTCTTCCAACCAGTGTGCAACAGAAGTTGTTTGACCATCTTCAGTAGAATACCAACCAGCAGTGATTGCTTTCTCTTCACCCTCTGCAGGCAGTGATAAGTCACACAACTGCCAGAACTTCTCAGAGTTAAAGACAATATCACTGTCGATCCACAGTTGATAATCATACTCAAGTTTACCATCCCAGGGAATCTGATCAGGTCCACGCAACACATTAGCGCCCAAGCACTTACAACGTGCAAAGTTGACCATGGAAGAATAGTCTTGACTAATCTGAATACTCATTCCATTCTGTACTAAGTCAAAGCACAGTTGTACAAAGTTTTTCATGAATGTATAAGAACATCCACGACCAGGTAGGCAGAAGACAATCTTCTTACCTTTCATTCGTCCTTTAATTGCTTCAATGTCCCACTCTGGTCCTTTAACCTTTTTTGGTGGAACAGTTTTAACAGTAAATCCTTTTGCCATTAGAAAGATAACTCTTCAGTTCAAAGTATAATGCAGTGTATGTATATTGTCAATATGAGTCGCTACCAGCGGGTGAACCACTTTCCATTAAAGTATAAACTTGCTCATAAGACAAGTCTTCCTTACTATAGTCAGTTCTCATTAAACCTACCATACCTTGCAACTGACTCCAAGTCTGATGAAACTGTTCTTCATTCAAGTTATTATATAAACACTCTCCTTTAGCATAGATGTGGTAAATCTTATTTGCCAAAATTTTTTCCTCCGAAAATTTTTTAATGTGGTTTAATTTGCTATTGCATTATATATCAGCACAAGAAAAAACCCTACAAGAAACATCATGGGGCGAAATACAATGTGTGGATATCTTATCATCCACCCTGCAAATACGACCTTCCAAAAACTCCAGTAGGGTTTGTTATTCATGGCAAAATTTTTTTATGAAAGTGGATTCACTCTCGCGTTTTGTCACCTCTGTAGGTTAGGGTAGTTAGCGTTTTTTATATACGGCATCGCGCTACGCGCCGTTAACACAAACCGCCGCATAACTGCCAAAACACGCATATGCTAACTATACCATATTTTTACGGGACTGTCAACACCCGCCCCGCATACTACCAACTGACAGGTTTACTCAAGTCCTCTACGTAGCTATCAACGACCCGCTCAGTTCCTTCCATATCGAATAACTCCTCGAAGTCAATCTGATGGGGGTTGAAGTCTTCATACACTTCAATATCCAGGGTGATTCTATAACGCTGCTTCTGGGCGCTGGTGTAAGAAACTGACATAAGACTGTCCCCGTTGGTGATACTTACAGACTATAAGACGACTGAGAGATATTGTCAACCACGCCACGCATATTTATAAGCACCACTGATAAAACACGAAGAACTGTATCGCCATTTTTTATCACAGGGGTGCTTGACATTTCTGGGAGTTCGTGATAGACTGAACGCCAAGATCACAACACCTCAGCACATTTATTTGAGAATAAAACGACGCCCCCTCAGTAACATTTAATAGGTTATTAATGGATAGTATCCTGAGAACATTCTCAACAAGATAAAACAGCGGAGTATATTTATATTACCATTTAGAAACGTTTTTTTAATACTTTTCCCCTGATTAATAGGTAGATATACTTACATTTACCAGGGGTGAAGTAACGACGGTAGGAGTTACGAACTATAGTAAGTCTTACTACGTCCCTATCAACTACTCTCCTGCATCTTGTCTCCATAAGTGACACTCATGCCATCCTGTTCTAGCAACTCAGGGTAGTAATCTTCCACCTCAGTAACAAGTTCTTCCACAGAGTAATCATCAAGATTACCGCTCAAACTATCATAGACAAACTGATACATTGTCTTGTGATCCATACTATCAATAATGCTCTCAATGTATGCCTCTTGGAGTTGATCGCGGTCGATGATGTTGTCAGTCATTTGTGATAGTGAAGTGATGGAAAAATTCAGGCGCTCGCGTATCTCGTATCAGCAGGCAGCGGGGAAGTATTGTTGAGGTTCTGTAAGAAAATCAGTGACCTCATATCCATGAATATCCAACCTAGAGTTTACAGTTTCAATCATTTCTTTTTTAGTAAACAACCGCATTGATTGTGCGTCTCCTTTGAACTTAAGAGTGTAGACAAACTTATCAGTCAGGATGGAATGTGGGCGGAACTCAACAACCATGGAATGACGCTTTGAAGTAAGTTGCATGATAATAAAAGAAGTGAAAGTGTGGGGGAGTTAGTGTTATTCAGGCAAAGACATATCCATTAGTGAAGGATACATTTTTGAAGACAGACTTTCCGTTGATAGCACCAACACACTGGCGAACATACCATGCAAAGTCTTTCTGAAAAACACCCTCGCCAGTAATACAAAATGCAGTGCAAAGGGCATTAATGCGA